TGGCAACCGTGTTGATGTCTGAAAAACCGCCCGTCGCACCCAAGCTGGCCGCCTTTAATACAAGAGACGCCTCAGCCGCAGAACTAAAACCAGCAGAGGCAACATCGTAAGCGGCACCCGTCAGCTCAGCAACGCTTGCTGTGCCCTGTAGCTCATTACTAACCGCTTTTAAATTAGTGACTAACTGCTCAGAGTTGCCCCCAAGGCTTTCAAATTTAGCCTCAGCAAAATCCTGGCCCTTAATCACATTGAACGCTGCACCAACACCAGCGACTGCACCCAGCAACGCTGTAATAGGACCAAGCGTTGATTTGATTGCAAGGCCTAAAGCCTTAACTCCACCGGCCGAACCTCTAGCAGCTAACCCAAATTTAGAAATCCCGTTGGCTGCTTTAGGGGCTGTTTTTTGTACTCTTGTAATTTCTTTTTCAAGCGCCTCCATCCGGCGCTCTAGCTTTTGAAGGTCAGATAAGCCTTTGACCTTAATTGGAATATCAACGGGTGCGTTAGCCAAGAAAAAAACCGCCGATAGCCAATACTAACGGCGGCTAGATCTTGCTTTTTTCATTGCCTCTTTCTGCTGATCAGCTTGCAACTGGAAATAAGCGTGCCAGAGATAAAGCTCCTCATAGGTCAGGCCCTCACGTAATTGAGTGAGGGTCATCCCAAGCTTTTCACAAACTACTAATTCAGCACAAAGGCCAAAATCATTTCTTAGTTGCTTTGCTAGGACTTTTTACGTCGAGATCAACCTCGACTTCATCCTCCTCATCTGCTGAATCGTTCATGGCTTCCGCCAACATCGTCAGTTCCGACAATGGCATCCTCATCAGGAATGGCCATGCGTCGGACTGATACATACGAGAGCCATCAGCATTTAAGCAACGAACCATGATCAACTTCACGGTTGTTTCTAGCTCGGTCAGTTGTTCTCCTTTCTTTCTGCCTTGACGTGATTCGACAAGCTCCATCATCGTCAGAGGCTTTATGTAAAAGCTCCAATCTTCTGGGCCATCATCACCGGGGAGAAAACACTCGCACCTAGTCAATACGTTGTTTCGGCCAACGCGATTTCGTAGCCGATCAATCTGAAGCTGGCTCATTTTAAATTGTGCCTACGTACAGAGGATACTTCAGGCACAAGGGGAAGGTGTAGGCCCATCCCCCCGGCACCCAGGCGTGCCCCGCGCACGCCGCAATTATTTTATTCAACAAAAAACCCCGCACTAGGCGGGGCAATGTCTGAGGGGGATCCTCTCTAGTTAAATCACACCAAAGATGTGTTGAACAGATGGGTGATGTTCTGAACGCTGAAACTGATTTCTCCCTGTTGGGGATCATCAGGGTTTACGTCCAAGGAAACACCGGTCAAGGTAATATCACCCTCAATAAAGGATGAAGTCGCCAGGTCAGGCGCTGCAGGAGAAGCACCATCAGAAACGGTGTTATTGAACAGGCGAACACGGGCGCCATTTTGATCCCTCAGCATCACGTTGGCACGCATTCTCTGGCCAAGGCTTGTGGCATTGTCAGAGAAGAAAACCGTGATTGTTCCGGTTGCTGAGGCATAACCAGCTTGGGTCGCGCGGAAGGCTGCATACTTGCCGCCACCTGCACCAACTCCACAAGGAAGCGTGGTGACATCTAATTCCTCGCGAGAAATCTCGATTGACCAGGCCGATATATCGCAAATTGCCCCGAACGGGTCGTAAGCAATGTTGATGTGACCTGCCGAGTTAGCAGCCCCGGATCCGCCGTCACCATTAAGAGTGATAGCAGTCCCGCCCTTAGTGGCCGAAACCTGAATCGTTTGGGATGTACTAGCGACAATGAAATAGGCCGTTCCTGCAGTTAATGCCGTATCGATAGAACCGCCATTTTCTATAGAGAAAACGACAGGATCACCAACCTGGAAATCATTTGTTGCAGGGACAGAAATGGCAACACCAGCCGGGAAATCAGAAAAATCCTCAAGACAGAATTTGGTCGCCGCTGGAGTGTAGTAAACAGAACCGCTCTGGCCTGTTAAGGCGCTAGAGCTGCAGGCAATCGCCATTAGATCCTCGATAGAGACAACATTGGGGGCGTTGAATCTCCGGGGGCAGAGACTTTTTAAGTCTACGTAGGCGGATTAACCGTAAGCCAAAAAGGGTGCGCTGATATTGCTAAGCGCTAAAGGATCATCACCAGACAGGACATTCACAGGCCCTAAAACTTGGCCGACTTGGCATTTGACCCCTTCAGGGTCTGGCAAATTCCAGCTTTTAAGGCTGTTCATTACAGCCAAGCCAGTGGCTGACAGGGTCTCAAGCCGTGCCATGCCGTTACCTCTAGGGCTGTAGACCGCTAGCTGCAGGTTTCCCCGCAATACCTCAATGCCGCTCTCCTCAGGGTTAAGGATGGCTTCGGTCGTTGTCGCATAAGTAATAGACAGTTGCACGTATTCAGTGCCGGGAGGCTCACCACCAACGTTGTCAAAAACAACGGGAACAGGTGTAGAGAGACCCTGAAAAGCATCATTAACGCGGGTTTCAATTAATGCCCGAATAGTTGCGAAGCTCATTTCACTTTCCTCAGGAAAAAATCAAAGGACTTTTCAGCGTCTTTGGCCGCGTTATTGGCAATCGTGGTGAACCAAGCGGCGCCGTTTCGGCGTCCGCCCTTCCCGTATTTGGGATCAAATGCCACGCGCTCTGAATAGTCCAGGTTTGAGCTGATAAACCAGTCGCGATCCATCGTGATCCTGCCGTCGTATTTAGTGATTGATGGTGTGTTGTCTCCATCCTTTCTTTTTGGTGGTTCGCTGCGATCTGGCACGCCCGCACCGATAAACCATGAGCTAGCCAAACGACCCGTATCAACAGGCGATGATTTGCTCAGCTTGCCCTGAGTCAAAATCAAAAACCGGGCAAGGCCTCGGTCCAGCGCTTCATCAATTTCTCGAACAAGTTCAGCGCCTCGAAATTTTTTAGCCATCAGTTCGCCCTCGCTAAAAGTGTGGCGGTATAAAGCAGGTCGCCAGATGACAGGTCAACCCTGACAACCTTCCACGGCCTGCCCAAATAATCCAACCGATCGCGTGTTGTTGGGATTACATTCCCAACCCCGGCCAGATCAATCACGACCTTGATCTCAATGTCGTTTGATGGCCCGCCGTTGTCTTGGTCTTGAAAACTTGGGAAGACAGCACCGGCAGAGGTGAACGTGGTTTCAGAAGGCGTTGAGGTGCCCGTAGCGGGGTCGTAAACCGGCTCATCAACGCGGATGTAATTCAAGCCAGTAACCCGGAATTTATCCACCAAACTTTTGGCGACTGGAACCCCAATGGAATCTTGAAATGCCATTAGGACCGCACCCTCAAGATGACTTTGCTGCCTGACGTAGAACTAAATACGGCATAACAAGAGACCATCCCTTTTAACCAAGGGAACATAGAAATTACTTTTGGATCGCTGCAGCTACTGCAACTTTCCCCAGTAGCGCCCGCTGGGTAAGCCGCGTAATTGACCTCTAGGTCGCCAAGTTTTTCTTTTGACGTATAGGTTCCAGAAGCTGCTGCGCTAGGTGCTCCCGGCTGTAATGCGCTTGGGTTTTGGCTGAGCTGATACGACAGCTCAATACATGCGTCTGTGATCGCTGCAGGAATCAACGTGCAAGTTGCCGCGACCCCATCACAAGACACACCAGAACGGGGCCACGAAAGGGCCTGGGGTTTGTCTGCATTGTCCGTAGACGGATCGCAGCGTTTGCCCTTCCACGTCAACGTTTCAAGCGCAGAGGTGGCAGCAATTAACGCAATCTGTTTGGCGTCAGCAGAAAGAGCCAGCCAAGTACTGCCCCACCATGAGACTGCTGCGTAGGCGTCCGCGTCCGCTTCAGAGGCGTAAGCGTTGGCCGTACTAGACCCGAGAGTTGCATTGATAGCCATCTACAAAATCACGGAGTGGTAAACGGTGACGTCTTCTGCTCTCAGTCTACGTCTGGTTTTTAGGGCTACATCTCGGGGACAATCTTCAACCCAAGTGACACCATTTTTGATGCAGTAAAACCGCGCAATTCCGCACATCGGAGGCTTCCGGGTCGGTGAATATCAATTCTATTGGGCTTAATTAGGCATAAAAAAGCCCCCTAACTTTCGCCAGAGGGCCATGCTCACGTTTCTTGCCTAGCGCCTAAGCAGGCGTATGGCTATCAGGCAATAGTGCCGCCAAACGGTGAGTTGACGACCAATTCCACAGCAGGAATTAGGCGAGGATCAGCAAACGCAAGACCCCAGTTGGAAGGCGTTGCAAGTGCTGCATCAGTTGGGTTATCTGTTGAAGCAGACCAAGTAGTTCCAAGAACGTGATACGTGCCGGAGTACCGAACGCTCATCAGGTTTTGGAAGCTGAGCATGTTGTAATTAGTAAACACTTGTAGTGGATACTGATTACCGGTCTGAACTGAGCCTGAGCCCATCAGATAGCAAACAAACTGTTCTTGCTCGCCAGATGTGCCACGGATGGGGCAAGCCTCATCCTTAATGACCTTGAGGCCCATGAACGTGCCAACTTGTGGCTCAGTCAGGCCAACGCCACCACCACCAAGCACCATGGTGTTGCCAGCACCTGCAGCATTTGCACTGAAGGTCAACGCTTGAACAGTTTCAAGCGCAGCAGCAACAGTGGGATGAACAACCAAGGTGTCAAGGCTGCCAGCACGCTCGGAGAGCAGATACTTGGCACGCGTAACAGTGTTGGCGCTCAAATAGTTGGCATCACCTGCACTAGAAGCAACCGAAACGTCGAGGCTATTGGTAGCCGCCAAAGGACCGGCGGGACCAAGTAAACCTGTCAGTTGTGAGATCAGCTTGGTTGTGTTCTGCACGTTGATGGCATCAGCCATCTGATTGCGAACATGCGACAAAGCATCTTCACCAGTTTGAAATGCGCTGAGATCATCAGCGGCATAAGCAAACGCACGATTGCAGAGGGTGGCGTACTGAGTAGACGCTTCGACCTTGGCGGGAACTAATGCGCCGTTAGTGCCCCAAGTGTTGTTGGATTCAACAACGGTGGCCACGGGTGCGATCGGATCGAAGAAAGGGACTTCAATACGCGTGCCGCTTGTGTTATTCAGAACACTGTTGGCCTGAATAACGCCAGATTTAATGAAAGCACTTTGCTTGAAAATGGCTTCTGCCAAATAACGAGCAAAAGGCGCAGACGTGGCCAGGCGAGTCAGTGAACCGATGTCACCGGTAAAAGTTCCGCCATAGTTGCCGGGATAACCAGCCATGTTGTTTGCCTAAAAAAAAGATGTACGAGTTCGCACCACAGGTGCTAACCGCCTGCCTGTTGCTTAAAACGAACTGCTAAATCAGGATCGCTTTGCTCTAGCTCGACGATTTTTGTGAAATTGCCCGTGACATACGGGTTTTCACTCCCAGCCGCTGAGGTGGGTGAAGATCCAACAGCAGACATTCCACGAGCGCCGCTTGCTCGGAAGTGATAATCCCAACCGCTGTTTTCTGATTTCATGCCAGAGACAAACTGATCAATAGTGCGCTCGACGCCCCCATCAAGCGCCTTGATCTGTCCGTCTTCGCCTAAAACCAGATCATGCTTTCGGGCTTCATAAAGATGCTCACCATTAATTGCGCCTCCTTTATTGAAGGCACTAATGGCGGCTGTCTTCATTCGATCCTTCCGCATTTGCTCATCACGTTGTGTCAACTGGGTTTCCAGTTCACCAACACGATTTTGCAAAGCATCAAAACGCTCTAGCCGTTGCTCTTGATCAGGATCAAGCTGCCGGGAGCTAGCCGAACGAGCTTTTTTAATCCGAGCTTCGGCTTGTGATGCACGTTCTTCAGCTAACCGTCGTTCATCGCGGTACTTCGATTGTTCGGCTGCAAGCTGTTGATTGTGAGCACGCAGACGTTCAATTTCAGAATCACGAAAATCATTCGGTGGAACCGCCACGGGCGGTTGAGTAGCAGAATCCACGGGATTTGCTGACTCGTTTACTTCAGACATGCAATGGAAGTTGTGCAGGAAGCTCCACAGGAGCTTTCACAATTCTAATGCGCCTACGTATCCTTAAGGAAAATATTTGTCGATCAATTTGTAATCCTCTTCTGATGCAGCCGCAACGGTTAAGGCTTCAACCAATTGACCCATAAAAAGCTTGTCGCGACCTTTAGCGCTATTAATTGCTGCCGCAAGCCTTCTAGGAACGCTGCGATCCTCTGGCCAGCCTTGTACTAAATCAACCGCTTGCTCAAACGTCATTGGAGCCCTTTCTTGATTGCATCCGCTACCCATTTATAAGCAGCGGGGCTGGCTTCCTTTAACTCATCAGGTGCAAAAACAAACTGGACGTAGGACTCAGCAAACCGCTCTAATTCGTTTGTATTTCCGTATTGCGAGGGCTTCCATGTCTGTTCTTTTACTTCCTGCAACGCCTTGACCCCATCAATGTTCTTCTGAGCCGTCCGCTTGATTAGATCCTTTGGCAGGTAGTCGCGAAACTGTGGGAGGCCCGCTGAATAATGCACTTGATGACCCATTTCATGGACATAGGTCAAGACCCAATCCTCCTTTGCTTTCCAGGTTGTTTTGCCAGTGCGTTTAAATAAGTTCTCGCCAGCCAATGGCCCTGGCCTGTTCTCAGCAGAGCGCCTTACTGACTCACGGACAGCGGCCCTGACTCTCTCCACTGCGGAAGTTGTCATCGGCACCTGATGGGTGCCCTGCTTCACAACAATGGCCCCGAAGCTGTTGGCGGTGTGGCCCAATTCCGTGCTTTTTAATTTGCCTAACGACATGACACGGCTTGAAAAGGTGCCGTCTTCTATGTCTTCCAATAAACGCTCATTGTACTTATTGGAAATGATCGACATGTCCCTGTCACGCCCGCTCGCAGGCATGGTGCGCTTGCCTCTGGCAATAGCGCTCTTTTGACTAGACAGGAATTTGTCCGACTGTTTCCAATGGTTGAAATCAGCGGGCACCTTTTCCCGTCCGTTTGACCAGATCGTACTGATGTTGTTCTTGGTTTGGAACTGCATCATCTGGCTGAAGTTCTTGGCCGACTGGCTGTCGCCCTTGGCGATTTCTGCAAAGCCGGTCTCAACTTCTGCGGCCGTGATTTTGGCCTTGCCATTGCTTAGCTGATGCTCAACAATGTATTGCGCGTCTTTCGTCTGCTTAGGCGGAGCAGGCTTGGCCACAGCCTTGGGCTTGGGTGCGGGCTTAGGCGGTGGGGTTGGCTTAGGTGACTTGGGTTTTGGCGGGCTGCTCCCACCACTGGGGAAGTCCTTTGGCGGTGCCTTAAAACTGCGCAGCTTCGTCTCAATATCGGGTTTTGTGACCAGCGCTTGCAACGCCTTGTCTGGTCTTACATTTTTCTCCGTTACTGCCTTACGAAACCAATCAGCACGCGCAACGCCGAGGGTTGATTCGCCTTGGCCTGCCTTGCCTGCGCCGCCAAAATATTCGGCCAGCGTCAAACGGCTGTTTTTCGTGTCCTTCGTTGCCAGATCAGCCAGATAGTCGGCATAAGTGGCCCCCGGTTTTTTGATCTCGACTGCTTTCCTGTAAAAGCTTTTGCCGTCAACTTTTACCTTGCTGGCATAAGCCCCAGGCCCTGTTGGCTTCTCCCTCGATAATTGGATGCCCGTCCTTACGTCGTCATCATCATCAGGGTCGCTAAGCACCACTTGGCACCGGCAATTGGGATGTATTGGCACTGGCGGCAAGTCCCGCCGCTCGTCTTCCTTGCGCCCGTCTAGTGGTCCACAGGTGGGGCAGACCCTGGCATCCAACGCAGCAGTCCATTCATAAACCAGGCCCTCGAATACCTCGTCATCCTGTGCAGCCCAAACCCTTTGCGTCACCTGGGTATTAAACGATTGAACAGCAGTCCTAGCGATCGTGTTCGCCTGTGCCTTAATCGACCCGGCTGCTGTGCCCTTAGTCGTTTTTAACAAGCCCCCCAGGCTTGCTTCCTCGCTGATTTCTTTAGCGATTGCTTCTGTACTGGCACCTTGCAAAAT